ATCTTCAAGTTCTCTTGGTTTACACTTTAGAACTTGTAATTGATACTCAACATTAAATACCTGTGGGCCAGTCTTCTTTCTTTTGAAATGGATATCATATCCTGTGACTGGGTCTGTTGGGTCTCCCAACTCTTCCATAGCTACTATAACTTGGTCGAATAACTTTCTTTTTAGATTAAGAACTTTTACAGATTTATCGGCGTAGTCAATGCACTGAACGGCATAAGACCATCCACATTTTAAGTCTGGGTAAAAGTCACGAACATGGTCATGTTCTTTATTATTAAAAGTTTCTGAGTTTCTATCAAAAGCTAGACACTCCATAGGAATATTCTTCCCGTTTTCTCCTTTAATCCAATAGACGTACCTAGGTAATAAGTCACCTACCAATCTTACATGGTGGTCTTCTTTACCTGCGTAGTTATATGTTTCGATTTTTGATTTTTGGGCTGAGCCCTTTGTTGTATTAAAGCCTATAGCCATAATTATTCTCCTAATGTCTCCTCAAAGCAAAAATGTATCCTTCCATCTCTGACTTCAAGCAGTCTGTTATTATTTATAATTTCTTCTGAAACTGGACATTCCAGAAGGTCTAGTGTGGTGTCTTTTGTATTTACATAGTTGTGATAATTGCGAAATGATGCGACACCTGCATATTCTACAACTTCTCTATCACTCAATGCTCGACCAGTTTCTAGCAACTCCTTTGGATTTAGGAGATACGACTTTCCACCGAATCGATACTGATAAAACTTAAATGTTTTATCGCTGTAATTTTTTGGTTTAATCTTGTAAGTAATTATACGAAGGATTTGTATTGCATCAGCAACATTCCCTTTGCTTACTCTCATTATCTTATTCCAATCAAATAGTAACATATTATAACAAATTTTTGAACTCGTGTCAAGAACTATTTTTGTCGTGTCTTAAGTCATTGGGTTTGTTCTGCATATTAGCGACTTCGTCTGGTGAGATTGTAGCATGAACATCGCTTTGAGCCATCTTGACAAGATTTCCTCTGTAGATATGTGAGCCACAATGCATTAGTTCTACTGCAGGTAATGCCCAAATATCTATACCAAGATTTATACAGTATTCTGAAAACATATAATCTTCTGAAAGATATCTGTTTTCCTTATTAATGATACAATCAAAGAAAGCAGTTATTTGTTCACCTGGTAGAAACTCTCCTTCTCTAAGATGGTCAGGGGTATATAACAACTCAGGGTGTGCTTCTGCATATTCTTCAAACACACTTCTTTGTATAAACATAAAACCAGTAGCACCTTCTTTTACTTTTATAGGTTCAAATACAGGAGCTCTACCGTCAGGGTACTCACTAGGTAAAGGATTAAATGCCATGTCTCCGCCTATCTGTTCTAGTTCCCATGGTGCTTGGTCATACATACCACTCTTTGCAGCATGTAATACCTTTTCCCATGCAATAGTTTTCTTAGGATAAAGACCACACATAATTCTATACTTGTCAGGGTCTTCTGCAATTAGATGTATCATATACATAAAATCCATTGACCTCCATGCAATATCACTATCTACAAAAACTAAGTAATCACAGTCACTTTTTAAGAAGTTTGCTACACAATAGTTTCTAGCTCTAGTAATAAGACTTTCATTAAATATTGAGAATAATTGTGCACCTACTCCATATTGTTGAAGAGTTCCGCACGTTTCCATAAGAGACCTAGTATACAGTCCATGACACATTCCTCCATACATAGGAGTAGCAATCATAAACTTGTACTTCCTCATTTCATCTAAATTTAATTGAATTTCACTCATAATACTTTTACCTCGTAATCTTGTTTTAAGTAGTAACCCATTCTAGCATTTGCTTGTCGAGCTGCTGTTTTTCCTTTTAAGTGTATATCTACCACTACTGGTTTTTCTTTTCCTTCTTTATCTCTTATAACCCTACCTACTAACTGTGTAAGTAAAGGCTCATTATTAACTGGTGTACCTAATACTAAACAACTTAAATCATTTAGAGAGATACCTTCTGAGAAAATAGACTGTGTACCAAAGAGTATATTTTTATCTCCTTTTATCTGTTCCATAGTTTTTTCTCTTTCTTCAAAATCCATATCTCCTGTAATTGATACTGCATTATCGCCTACTAGTCTAGCACATGCTTTTAGAAATGCAACTCTATCAGACACTACTAATACCTTGTGTCCTAGTGCGGCATATCTTGCAGCTATCATTGCAACACTATGCACATATTCTTCGTTGTATGCTAAGTGATTTATGCGTTCTGCCCATGGTGTAAACGAACCGTCTAAAAATCTTATGTCCGACTTTATAATATGCACCTCTGGTATAAGATAGTTTTCTTTAGGCGGTTTAAAAACATTATGCCCAAAGTAGTCTCTAAAAACTACATGGCGCCCATCTTTTCTTTCCAAAGTTCCTGTCAATCCTATCTTATATCTTGTAGGCATTTCGTCTACAATACGAGTAAAAGTAGGACTACTTACGTGGTGCATTTCATCTAATATCAATGTTCCGAACTCTTGTTTTATATCGTCCATTTTTCGGTACAAACTTTGTATATTCCCGACAACGATAGGTGCTTTTACATTGAACTGTCCACTACCTATTCTGCCTGCCTGTATTCCAAAGCATTTTTGTACTTCTTTTTCCCACTGATTTCGTAAGTTAGTTGTGTGGGTAACAACTAATGTTTTTTGACCAAGCTTCGCTGCGATAGCTAAACCTGTAAATGTCTTTCCCCAACTTACCCATGCGTTTACTATAGCATTGTCTTGTATCTCGTCATGTACCTTCTTTTGACTTGGTCGTAAATCAAACTTAAATTTTTCATGTTCTGTTGGCATACTAACCCTTTTATCGATTATTTCGTAATCGTCTGGGATTAAATCCATTCTTCCGATAGGTATGGATATCAAACCTTCTTTTATAAATCGTATTGTTTTAAATACTAAAGGTGGGTCTGTAGGTATACGCGGAGGAATACTATAAGTAAGTTCTTTCTCGATAATATTGTGTAACTCTTTAGTTACACTCATGTATATTCTGTTACTAAGAACTGCTTTCATGTATCTTATTCCTCAGATTCGTACTAGAAAAAGAGTGAGCTCTACTAGTGTAGAAAATCTCATGTAATCCTTTTCCTGTAAAATGTCTATCTGTCCAATCCTCTCCAACAAATCGAAGATGTATTGGCGTTGCTTCTAGCAAATCTAATAGACTTTGTTCTGTATCATAAGGAATAATTTCGTCTATATACTTAACTGCGCGTAACTGTACATATCTTTCGAATATAGACTGTACTGGTTGTTTCTTTTCTTGTCTATCTATGCTAGGGTCTGTTTGTAATCCTACTATTAAATAGTCGCAATTATCCTTTGCTTCTTTCAGCATTACTATATGTCCTGCGTGAAGCAAGTCAAATGCTCCACATGTAAATCCTATCTGTTTGTCCATTGTTCCCATACTTCTCTGTTTTGGTCTTTCATTTCATTGGAATTATTATCCCAAGGACTAGACCATCCGCATTTCTTTTTTCTTTCTCTTATATGCTTTGGTAAATAATCTTTCATTACTTCTCTTAATAAATATTTGTAAGTTCCAGATGCATAGTCTTTATGCATTTTCATTTTTGTTTTCCCATCACTTTCATAGATATATCTAGTAAACTCTTGTGTGAGATACACTGGTCTAGATTCCATACCAAACAATCCGCATGTTTGGTCAGCAGCTAACACATTATTTTCACTAGTACACATCAAGTCTATAAATAGTGTAGAGTTAAATCCTTGTTTATCATTTTTAAATATGTGTTTACTTAGCCATTTTTGTGTTTTACTAAAGCTCTCTACCCATTCTTGATTATATCCTTTTGTGTATCTTTTGGCATGATGTTGATACCCGCTAAAAAATTCATCTGCACTATCACCTGTGAGTACAACCTTACACCCATCCTCAGATGCTGCTTTAGCAAGTGCATATCTAGGTGCTCTCCTGTTGCTATCATTCCATAGATAGTTGTTGCCTTCTACCCATGCCTTTCCGTACTCGTCTCTTTGCTTTTTAGTTAGAGTCACTACTTTATATGGTATGCCCCACTCTTCACAAGTTTTTACTGCTAAGTTAGACTCATTAGCAAATATTTCTTGTCTATACATATCTCCTTTTTCATCAGAATATGCACAAATATATGCAGTTAAATCTAATCCCATGTCTTTTACTACTCCTAAAGCACAGGTACTATCTAGCCCTCCACTTAGAAATATAGCAGTCTTTTGTTTGTTCTTTGCTACTCTACGTATTCCTTTTACTAAGTTTTCTCTAAATTCTTCTTCTACAAAAGGTTTATTGTCTATTCTATATCCATTCCACAAATTAGTACCTTTCTTTAGTACTTGTGTGATAGTGTTATAGTGATATAGCTGACCTGGTTCTACTTTCATTATATTCTTAAATGGGGAGTCTTTATACATCCATATAGCATTACTCCACCATTTTGGAGATATGTCTTTTGTTTCAGAGCCTACAAAACTAGCTAAACTAGTAGATATTGACAGCTCTCCATTAAACTCTTTCTTTATCCACAATGGTTTGGCTCCAAAATGGTCTCTTACTATATCACAAATACCTGTCTTATAGTTCATAAAGCAAAAAGAGCCGTGCCAATTTGCAAACTCTATAAACTTAAACCCATACTTTTCATATCCTTCTGCTAAGAACTTAGTGTCATTTGGTATATTAGAGTCATATATTTCTCCATTAAATACCATTATATTTCCTTTCTTAGTTATGTAAGGTTGGACTTCACTCTCCCCCGATATATCTAATAATACATGGGCGAATGTAAGATTTGTCATGTACCTAATAGTTTCACCTCGTGCATCAGGACCTCTAAAACGTTGAGCATCTATGTATTTATCTGCTTCATTATTTAAAGTAGTAACTACAAATCCACACATTATAACTCTTTCCAGTGTAATATTGTGTTTTCTTTTATGTCATGCCATTTCATAAACTCTACATCAAACATAATAATTTTATTATCAACTTTACTAGTATCTTCATTGATTGCTCTCATGTCCATACCTCTAGTCCACTCGGGATTAGTAGTCATTTCTCTTGTCTTTGTTTCTCCTGTTTTCAAACATTCAAACTGTACTAGACATACTTTCTTTTCTAGTTTTCTTTTTAGTTTATCTAAATCTTGCGCCATGTATCTTTTTTCCTTTCAGTTGCATACTCCCATAAAGCATAAGGTATACCTTTTTTATAAAGTATACCTGCCCATGTTTCTTCTGCCTTTGGTGGTCTTGCCACAGTAAAAGGAAAAGGACAATCC